ACACTATATACTGCTGTTTGTTCGACATTTACAGTTAAAAAGCACCAATACTCATCTTGCAAAATACTCCCTCTGGATACGCTTAAAATTTCTAGCATGTTTGCGGATTGCTCAAACACATCTCGTCCAATCATACTATTAGTAAGCATTTGGAGCATTTTCTCTCTGAATAGATTGTTCATTTCTCCGCTAACTTCATCATATTGCGATTCTATCCCATTCGCAATTATTTCTGTGTCGCTAATGACACCAGTTTTAGAATAGTACTCTTTCAGAACATTAAACATTCTTTCTGTTCTGTCATTAAATCTGATACTTTTTACTTTTCCCATATAGTATCCTCCTTTCGTTTGTAAACATATTGTATTACACTTTGTTTACACCGTCAAGGATTATTTTTTAAATTTAAATTATCCCTCTTTCGCCAGCTTCTTAATCGCATAAACAATATTGTTCTGCGACCTTGCTACTGCAACCACACTGTAATCTGCCGAACCGCTGTCAATTGTGCCGTCCGCATTGTACTTAGGCTCTGTCTCAAACCAAATCAGTGATTTTTCATCAACCGGCAAAGTCATATCCGTTGTGGAAATAGTCTTGGTGTAGTCCAGTGACACACCGAACACCTCAGAATCAGATGTGCCCTTTGCCGCCGAAATATTGGCATAAAAAGAGACAGGGTTGCTGTACCCTGCCCGCTCTGCAATAATCCGTGGAATCTGTTCGCCGTCGATTTCATCATAAATGATTTCGCCGTTGGAATCTCGCTCATAAATTGTTATCTGGTCTGCGTAGGTGCTGTACCAGAGCTTTTGCTGATTTTTCTTTAATGAACGCATATTAATCACATCCTATTCATAAAATTCAATCACACAATCATTATCATTTACAAATCTTGTTTCCCAATTTATCATCTTAAATATTGTTGATTCCTTATCAGGAATATCTATATCATTTGTATCATCTGCAATTTTCTTCAACAAATATTGATTTAGTACATACAATGCCCCAAGTGATTTAAATGTATTTTTTAAATTCGCTATTGAAAAATTCGCTACTCTGCCATGTTTTATAGTGTTATATGCATCCCACCATTCCAATGAAGTTGCAGCATTTTCTAAGCTCCAATTAGCAAATGGTACTAATTCAATTCCATTGCCTAATATTTTCTGATTAACAATATCAGGATATCTTTCTAAAATATGAGTCGCATAATCCTTTATTGTTTTTCTATCGAATTGATTAAAACCACAGAGTTCTTTCATTATCACATCAATTTCCGAACCAATTTCTCGTATTTGGCTCACAAATTCAATAGAATATGTAGCGTAATTATTTTCGCATAATTCTACATATGACAATGAATTTAAAAACCTTTCTTCCAGCAAAAAATAAAAACGCCAATAATTATCTAAAAATTCTTTTCTTGTCATTTTACACACTCCTTTTACCGTTATTATACGACAAAAAGGAATGATTTCCAACTGTCATTTTAGCACTCTGCCCTCCACCACCAATGAGCGCCACCCTGCAAACAACCGAGAATTTCTCGGTCATTCACGCACAATCTTCTAATTACAGTAGGCGAATACACCTGCCAAACACTCATTTCTGCTTTTCCATGTACGGTTTGTACCATTCTCATTGTGAGAAGTCTGCCCCTCAACGCCGTACTGGTTATAATCATACAAGGCAAGTTCCCGGATATTGGAGTAATGTCTCTCCAAATCCTTTTCAATCTGGCTTTCAGTGAAATGCTCCGGGTAGTTGCGTTTGCTTCGCACCTCCCGGATTGCGTTCTTTATCTTTGAGGACAGAATCGCTATATCAGATTTCTCTGTCAGATTTAATTCAGTTGTCAAATCTTCCAAAATTTCATTCAATAACGCGTCCATCCTCAATCACCTACTCTTCCTTGGATTTTCTACCACGCTTAGGCTTTTCTGAGTCCACTGCGTCAGTGTCAGGTTCCTCAAATGACTCGCCTGTCTGCTCCTGCAGCTGCTGTACCGTCTCCGCATCAACCGTGCCGACCTTATTGCCGTCAGTGTCATAGGCATTTACACTGCCGTCAGCATTTGTCTCCAATGCGCCGTCAGGCACTTCATATGTAAGCTCTGCCTTTGCAGTTGGTATATCCTCCGGCACTTCCGTACCGGCAGGATACCATTTTCCATTTTTAACTACGATATGTGGATACTTCATTCAAATGCCCTCCTCAGTCTTCACTGTGTACTTCAAGTACAAAGGTTCCGTCCATTCCCTCATAAGAAGGAAGTGTAATCTCGGAAGCGGTTACAGAAGTTACGGCAGGGGGACCGTAATCGGTCTTGGTTGCCACCGCAATGCCGGTTCCGTAGATTGTCACATCTACATTGTCAACCTGACCTGCTGTCCTCTCCTCGGGTGTTGTGCCGAACCATGTCTTGCCCAGCGCTGTTGCACCTAAGAGTGTTACCTTATCATTAGGGTAAAAATACTTCTCTTCCTCAGACTCATCCGCATACATCTTATCATACAGCACGATAGTCAGCTTGGTTCTTGCCTTAACGATTGCTTTGACATTATCCTCTGTAACCTCCACGATTGCACTCTGGTTCTGTGCAAGCATGGAATTTCTGACCTGCTTATTATCAAGCAGATACTGGAATGTGTTGGAGTTCATAAGTACATGGGTAACTGTCTTTCCAAGCTTTTTCAGTGCCTTTCTGCCATTATCCATATCAGTAAGGGGTTTGGAATTTTCGGTGTCGCTCCACATTGAAGTCCCCTCCAGCTTCGCATAATGCTTTGCTGCATATTCACCACTGGGGTCATAATCATAAGCGTATTTCGCACCGTCGGACTCAATGCCGATAACAGGATGACCTTTGACAGTAGACAGGAGGGACATTCTCATTCTCTCCGGCACAACCTCTGCACCGCTTACAAGGGTAGTTGTATCGTCATAAATGCTCTGCAGGGCACTTTCCAGATAAGGGTCATTTTCATCCTTGATACGGTCAATTTCCTGTGCATCCTCCTCTGTCACAATTATGGACTCGCGGAAGAAAGCCATCTGCGTTTTCTCGGTCTTAAGACCTTCCCTTGCCCTGATAACAGGGAGTGCGTCAAAATTGGAAGGTGCCAGTGATACCGGCAGTCCCTTATGTGTCTTAATCCATTTAAGGTCAAGCCCTGATTTCTTTGCCTCCGGGAACCACTGAAGCCCCAGATAAGGAATGTCATTGCTTGCGTTGTTGGTTGCTGCAAGTGCAATAGATTTGGAATCTACTACTTCGTTTACTAACATCTGTTTTTACCTCCTCTTACTCAAATACGACCATTGGCAATGCAGATTTAACTGCTGCGTCATAAGTTATGCCGGAATGTTTCTCAGCAACCGCTGTGTTGATATACGCCTTTTTCAGCAAAGTGCCCTGCGGTCTGTCTTCTGTTACATCGTGGAGCAGGATACCAACTACGGTAGCTGTGTTATCTGCAACACCAGTTGCTCCAATCGGAGTTCCGGCTTTCACAATCTTTTTGCCACTGGTTGTAGTATCAGTGACTTTGTCAAAGTCAAGTGTCATCGGAACGCCCTCAAAAGGCATTCTCTTTAAAATCTGCACATCCCCTGCATAGGATGTCTGTTCAAACTGCATATTAGACATAATTAGTTACCTCCTACATATTTCGATAAAATATCTGTTTTTTCGGCTTTTCCACCGTACAGTTTCTCGGCGATTTTCTCAGCCTGTGTTTTTTCCACCCCGCCGCCTTCTCCACCGGAGCCGCCGTTTCCACCTTTTGTACCGTCCATTAATTCTTCTTTAGTCTTCTGGACAGCGGCATCACGCTGTTTAGTCAGCATATTTGCCATACTGGTTGCAAGTGCCTTGGACTTCTCGGCGTCCTCAGAAACAAGACCGTCAATCATATCTTTGTAATCCTCTTCGGTCAGCCCTGCGCCGACAAGAATTTTTTCAACCTCTAACCGGCTGGACTGTTTTTTGAAATCTGCCTCTGCCGCCTTTGCATCATCCAATGCCTTCTGCATCTTCTCCGCATCAGTAAGTCCGGCTTCCTGCAATTTCTTGTAGGCTTCGGAATCATCCTGAAGCTGTTTTAATACTTTCGGGTCCACATTATTTTTCTTTGCTGCCGCCAAATCAGTTCCGTTAATGTTGAGCAATGCCGTAATCTGCTCCTCA